GCACGTCATCCTTGACCAGTGGGTAGACGGTGCCAGCGACGGTGAGCACCTTGTTCAGCTTCATGCTCATGATTCGCCACCAATGTACTGGTCGACCTTCTTGAGTACGGCTTCCAGTCCGCTCAGCTCACCACTGGACGAACCACCGGTGTCACTACCGCCACTGCCACCACTACCACCGACGGCTTGGCCATTGGCACCCTGTTGATTGACGACGGCGCCCTCGCGGCGCTTCTCTACCCGCTCCGGGTTCGACAGCTTTTCACTCAAGGTGAACTGGACCCGCCAGGCGCTCAGAGTGTCGTCTTCCCGGGCGCTCACGCCGTCGGAGAACTGCACCTGACGCACACCAAAAGCTGCAGCGGTGTCATTGACCACTCGATACGTGCGCAGTTGCCCGCCGCTTTCGGTGGCCTCGGCCAGGCTCATCAGCGAGCGCAGCTGCGTGGCATCGACGTAGCGGATCGTCAGCGTGACGGTCAGGGTCTTGGGTTTGAAACCCTTGTGAGCGGTCTCGGTGTTGCTGGTCTGCCCCGACAGGTCGCCGCTTTCGATGCGCAGGTTCGCGGTGACCTTAAGGCCCTTGCCCTGCACCTGTTCGCCATTCAGCAGCATTGTCATAGGCCGACCAGCTCCCGAACGAAGCTCAGGCCAGGCAGCGAACCGACCAACATCACGCCGGCGGACAGCGGCCATTCGTGACCAGGTGCACTGCCGGCGAGCAACTGTTTGCGCAATTCGGCCGCGTTACCCGGGCCTATGAATCGGGCTTGCATGGTGCTGTCGGCTGGACTGTCGGCAAACTGCGCCTTCAGGTCTTCCAGACGTTTGGCCTGCGCTTTGGCCTGGTTGGCTTTGCGGGTGGCCATCGATGCCAGATCGCCCAGCGGGCTGCTGTCTGCGTAGCCCTCCAGTGCGGCCAGCTGGCCCGACATGGCTTGGCCGGCGACCTTGGTCACCGTGCACCGATCCAGGGGCAGCTTGACCCAAAGTGGCAGCGTACCTGACGTCGGCAACTCCCACTTCTCGCTCTCCAGATCAAACAGCTGCTGGGCGCGGCGCTCGGCCCGCTGCAAGTCGGCGGTCGGCAGAATACGGTTAAACGCCGACAGTGACGTGGCCAGTTGGTCGTAGCGCGTGCCCAGGAACATCAGCACCAGGGCGTACTGCTGATCCCCTGGGCGATTGTCATCGCTGCTGTCCTCGAGCTTGGCGCCCATGTGCTGCAGAAGGTTGGGCGCGGACAGGTAACGCTGGTATCCGCTGCCCTGCCCTACTCCGCTCTGGAATGGGGTAACGACCAGGCACAACGGCGCCTCGCCCAAGGCGCCGGCCAGTGCGGCACGACCGGCCGCTACAGCCTGCGCGGCAGCGGCCCCTACAGGCCCGGGCGACGTCGTGACCATCGACGCCAAAGCCGCAACGCGCTCACCGGTGCTTTCCAGTTCCACGCCGGCAAGACCTTGCGAATCGGCCAGGTCGCCCATCCACTGGGTGGCTTGGTCCGGCCAGCGCATTTTCACGGGCGCCCAGTTCATACCGCCTCAGCTCCCCAAGACACCGCGTTCAGCGCATCGAGATCACCCGCCGCCCGGGCAGCAGTGAGCGCCGCTTTCAGGTCATTGGCCTTGCGCAGCAGCTGCAGCTTCAACTCGGTGAACTCGTCACCGATCTGGCGCAACTGGGCGATGGTGTGTTCCAGAAAGGCTTTGCCGCCGGCCTCGTCGGTACAGGACAGAAAACCGTCGGTACCGCGCAGGATCATCCCGGTCAAATTGAGCTGGTCCTGCAGCTCACTGTCGTAGAAGCAGCGTTCACCCAGCGCCTCGGACCAGAAGCCGCCGACGATCTGCTGTGTGCAGGCCTGATTGACCATGGCCATCTGTGCGACATAACGCAGCTCGATCACGGCGGGAACGTCATCGACCCAATGCTTGCCATCCCATACCTGACCTGGTCCCGGCACCTCCAGCGTGTAACCCGGCGGAATCGGACCGACGCGCTCGACCACCATCGGCTCCCGGGTTTGCTCGTTGTACGCGGTCAAGCCCTGGTATGAGTCGATGAGCTGCCATTTGTTGCCCAACCAGCGAGCCGCCTTGCGCGCGGGTATCGCCGGCGGTGGCGTCTCCACGCAGCCGCCCGGAATCAGCCAGACATCGACCTCAAGCGGCGAGCGATCGGCAACGGCTTCACCGATGTAGATACCCAGCTGGTCGGTTTGGAAAACGGTCTTGGTATTCATGGCAGGTCTCAGTACTTGATGCAGGCGAGGAACGCGATGTTGGTCGGGCGCGTTTCACTGCCACCGGTCGCGTTGATCGTGATGGCGTGGGAGTGGTCACCCACTGCGTTGATCGTGATGGCGTGAGCGTGGTCGCCGACTCCGTTGACGGTGATGTTGTGGGAGTGATTGCCGGCTTCGTTGACCACGTTGGAGGGCTGATCCGCGCCAATACCGGTGTCCGCGTAGTACCAGGAGCCGTAGACGCCGCCCGATGAGCTGGCGTTGTTGACGGTGTGGCTGTGGTTGCCCTGGACATCGGCGGATGCGGTGTGAGCGTGGCTACCCGCCGCACCAGAACCGCCGGTATGGCTGTGGCCGCCGGCCGCGCCGGAACTGCCGGTGTGGCTGTGACTGCGGGTGTCATCGGCCTGGGAACTGCCCAGCCCCCGGCCAGCATCGAGTCCCCGGCCATCGTCCAGGGCACGGACGAACTTGCCGCGTGGATCTGGCAGGTTGAAGGTGCTGACGCCATCGCCGGCACCGTAAGTGGTGCCGATCTTGGCGAACAACGCGGCATAGACAGTGCGCGACACCGCCGCACCATTCGCCCGCAGCCAGCCGTCCGGCGGCGTGATCATGGCGAATGAACCGATCAGCCCCACCTGAGCACTATCGACCAGCTTGCGCAGCGCGCTGAGCGCCTTGGTGGTGGCCAGAATGTCGCTGCTGTCTGTTCCCGGATCATCGCTCTTGGCATTTGGCAGGTTGCCCAGGTCAACGTCTTCCTTGGTGGTCGATCGCGCACGCAGGCCTTCGTAGTCGCCATCACGGGCGGCGAAGTACTTCACCAGTTCAACGGTGATCGGTTGGCTGGCGCGCTGGTCGGTGATCTCGGTGGTCGCCGCCACGCTGGCCAACTCCACCAGGTAATGCCGCACGCCATTGCCGGCAATTGCACCTGGACGGGTTCAGTCAGAAACACCCGCACACCTTCGACGTAGGCGATCCCGGCCTTGAGCTGGTACAGCCCGAAGCTGCGTTCCATCTGCAGGCCCGAGCCGAGGAAGCAGGCGCGCCCGAAGATGTCGCGGTTGGACAGGCGTTCGCGCTCATCGATGCCGTTCAGGCGCACGGTGAAGTCGTGCTGCCAGGTGCTCGCGTCGACCACCAGACCGGTCAGTGCCTGGGCCCCATTGAACTCCACCAGGAAGTTGCGGGTGATGTTGTTGCCGATCTGCAGCGGCGGGATGTTTTTGCGCTTCTGCTGAATCGGCACGTAGGCCACTGCCAGCAACACGCCCTCGGCGGTTTCCAACCCGATCCAATTGAAATCCCAATCACCGATATCGGAACCGACCATCAGGCTGTAGATCACCTGACGTGGGCTGACGTAGCCCTTGCGGTTGACGTTGGCGGTGTAGACGATCTGCGCGGCCGGGGGCTTGCCGGCGGCACGATCGACAGCAGCGTTGGTATCCAGGCCTGGCACGTTGGCCAGCACGAAGCGCGCAACGTCCAGGATCTGCTGAGCACCCTGCTTTTGGGCAATGAGGCTCTCGCCGGCGAGGGTAATGCTAGCTCCCATGGGTGCTCCTAAATGGGTCGGTCAAAATGGTCATCAGGGCCAGCTCGTTGATCACGACCAGGCGGCTTGCGCTGTCGTCGAGGGTGGCGATCAGGGTCTGCTGGTCGTCGTTGAAGTCGGCTACACGGATGCTCAGACTGACCGGCGTGATCGTGACGAAGTCGTAGCGGCGGCAGGTCCGGCCGTATTGCTGCATCAGCACACGCAACAGCACCGGGTTTTCGCTGAGCTGGGTATCGGAGAGGTGCAGCAGGACGATGTCCCAATCCATGCCCGCCAGACGCTCCTCGATCTCCACATAGCCAACGCCCAGGCGTTCAAAGATCCGGATCATCCCGGCGGTGCTGCCCGCGTCGACGGCGTTGATGAAGGCGTACTTCACCCGCAACCGGTACAGGCGCTCGGGTTCGCCGTGAAAGCGCTGAATGTCGCGCTGCCAGGCCAGCAGATCGAGCACGGTCAGGTGGCAGGTTTCAGCGTCCAGCTGCAGCAGCGGCCAGCGCAGCCAGCCCT